TAGCGGATAGAATTTGATCTGTTTTGAAATCAACAACATGAAGTAATCCGCTTGGTGTTCTCATCGAAATCGCTCCCTATATTTAACTTTTGCTGTTCCGATATCAGCTGGCATAATTTCGAGTATATTAGCTCCTTTATTAATAACAGGAAAATTACTGAAAAACTCTTTAATATTAATCGCATTCTTCCCTTCAATTGTTACATGAGTATTTTCTGTATCAATTACAACTTTATCACCAACATCTACTATATAAGGCGGTGTATTTTGATTATTTAAATTCACTTTCCAAAATTTTAAATCAGAAACTGTCATTGCTTCTACTGGTGGAACATCCTGCCACTGCATAATGCTAATCTGGATTTGTGCTGCTTTTTCCATATGCTTATTGTCTTTATCAATCCATCGCGCAAAACGCTCTGAATCATCTTTTTCTGTCCCTGGAAGGAATTTTGAAATATACGCTTCCCATACATTTCCGGTCCTAGCTATCCACAATCGGCCAAAATACTGATTCCATGTATTCGGGTAATCGCCACTCTCATAGATCAAACCTATTTTACCAGGCTTATTATCGTATCCAATAACCATTGTTCCGAAATTTTGTTCGGCTTGCCAATAGAGATCGTTCATAGCGATTTTTGAAAGTACCTTACTATTTTCATCGAGTATTGCTATCTCAACTCGTCCCATTTCATTGATTTTCTTGCTCTTACAAGTAACATAAGCTTGCATAATAAAATCTTCTACTGGACCACCAGGTATACTCTTTTTGACAGCTGCACCATGCCATCCTTTTCCCGTTCCAGTCCCGAAATCAGAACAATAGAATTGGTATTTATCTGATTTCATTTCGCCAACCGGTTCCCCATCTTCCATTGAACTGACTTTACTCCATCCAACGGTAGTAGCCATTTCATCCCATATTATACGCTGATTCCTTTCTACGGGCTTTTCCACAGTTTTTAGTGGCATCCCAATACGAAAATAATCTCGATCACTTAAAGACACCCCACCAAACCATACATCTAAAAAAGTGTTTGGCTTCGTAATTTCAATCTCAATAATAGGATTAGAATGAACAGTTCCTTTGTTTTGGACATTTGCTATTAACCCATTAACATCTTTTTTAAATTCAACGGTTTGCTCTTTTCCTAACTTATATGGCATTGGACATACTAGTGTAATAGTTGCTTGATGAATATTAGATTTTTCTAAAGTCTCCTCTACAGATTCCTTAATCCCGTAATACACAATATCTGGTTCGTCTGTGAAGGTAATTTTTACAGGTCCTTCTGTATCTAATAAACCATTTAATTCGTCTATCCGTTTCCTTAGTTCAAAAAGAGAGACTCCCTTAAGAGAGAAATCTACTTCTAATACTCTCTTGGGAGTCCTTTTACTTAAAAAATATGAACCTGGGCGGTGAGGTACGGTTAACTCATTAATTTCATCACTTAAAATTCCGCGACCTCTTATATCGTTAACCATAAAAAATCCTTTTTCGTTATTTTTGCTCGAAATATTCTTCTAAATTAATCCCATTAAAAACTAACAATCTACCGCCCTCCTTTAAAATACTTCTTTCCGTTTTTTCACAGCTTCTTGCTCTCCAGTGATATCATCAACGAACCTATTAAACTCTTGTCTACCAAGCTGTATATTAATATAAGCGGGTTGTCTTTCACTAGCTGTAGAATTTGAAGCAGTTCCGGCATCCGTATTCCCTGAGCTTGTTTGTGGTTTAGCTGTCTGGTACGCGCCAAGTCCTCTTGGCATTCCGTATACAGTCTCTACTTGTAGGGCTTCAGGTTTCATCCATTCAGTCATTTGTTCGGTTGTTCTTTGTACAGCACCTTTCATAGCATCTATACCATTAATCCAACCTTTCATCATATTGACACCAATGAAATCCCTGAACCAACGACTCGGTGAGTGAATCGATAACAGACCAGAAATTTTATCTTTGATTCCATTTCCAATGTCCGTAATTTTGTCCCAAATAGCCCCAGCCATAGAGCTTATACCATTTAAAAGCCCCTGCATCATATTTTTTCCTATGCTTCCTAAATCAATTCCGCTTAGGAATGACTTTACATTGCCAAAAATTTGAGTCACTGTGTTATAGATAGAATTTAGGATGTTAGATGTCGCTGACTTAGCCGCATTCCAAATTGAAGAAATGATGCTACCTGCTGCGTTCATAACAGATGAAATGACTGAACCTATACCTGAAAAAATTGAACTTACTAGAGAACCTATCGCTGATAAAACACTAGAAAAAATAGATTTTACTAGATTTAGCCCACCAGTCACGACCGCGGAAATTAAATTTATCGCCCCTTGGATGATATTTCCGATTAATGACATTACACTCGACGTAATGCCTTTCACCGCGTTCCACGCTCCACTCCAATCACCTTTTAAAACTGAAGTGAAAAGCTTTATTATGTTGGTGATTATCCCAATAGCAGAGGTTATTACGCCCATAATAGCTGGAAAAACTGCCTGGACAATCGACAAAATAAATTGAATCGCCGGGATCACTACGCCTTTTATTATTGTCGCTAAACCTTCAAGTATCGCAGTCGCTACGGGAATCGCCGCTTGAATTATCGAAACTATTACCGGGAAAACCGCCTGAACGATTTGTAAAATTAAAGGGATAACTGTATTCGCTATGATAGAGATTACCTGGCCCAATAATTGAATAATAGGAATCGCAACGGAAATCGCAGCAGCTATAATCCCAGCTATTACTGGGAAGACCGCTTGTACCGCCTGGAGAATAATCGGAATCACCGACGTCGCTATGATTGATAAGACTTCTCCAAACCCTTGAATCAGCATTCCTGCTATGCTAAATGCCGCCTGGATTACTTGTAATATAATAGGGAATGCCGTTTGAAAAGCTTGAGCGAATATCGGTAAAACTGTGCTTGCTAGCTCAGTAAAAATTTGGGCTACTTGTTGTATAGCCTCTGTTATCACTGGCATAATTTCTATTGTCGTATCAGCAAACATCTGAATTAATTCAGTAATCATAGGCATTACTTCTTGTATTACTTGACCGAAAAGCTTAAATAAGTCAGACGCTAAAGGTACTACGGCTTGGATTGTTTCTCCAAACAAACGGAATAAGTCGAGTGCTATCGGTACTACAGCTTGTACTACTTCACTAAACAAACTAGCTATTGTAGCACCTAACTCACCAAAAGCCGCACCTAACTCAGAAAGAGCAGGTCCAAGTGTCGCGAAACTTTCTGCTATAACTTGTCCAGTTTTCGCAAATTCAGGAGCAAGTGGTGCAAATGCTTGTGTAATCCCTTGAGCTATTGACTGAACAACAGGCAAAATCGCAGACATTACAGAACTAAAAATTGATTGTATAGACTGCCAAGCCGACATAAAAGCAGACTTCACTTGATCGTTTGTATTTATCAATTTAAATATCGTAGCACCTAAAGAACCTACAATAGCGATTACCCACCCTACGGGTCCAGAAACACCTAAAAACGATAAACCTAAACGTACAATTAATGGTGTTAAAGTAGCTATCGTATTTCCTATTGAAGAGAAGGACATTTTTATAAAGTCAATCACTGGAGAAACGGCAGAACCAATTCCGGAGAATGCTGAACTAAGTCCTGATATTGCTGAACTAAACGCACCGCTTATTCCTTGACCAAACTCACTGAACTTTGATTTTATCGTAACTAGCGAATTCTCTACAGCTATTGCAAAACCAGAAAATACTTGACCCGCTTTAATTAACCCTGCCTCTAATGCTGTACCGATTGCTGTACCCATTGCTGAAAATTTTCCCGGTATTGTCCCAAGATAAGAACCTAAAGAATCAATAGCAGATTTCATAGCTTCAACTGCCGCTACTGTCCCACTTTTTATTGATTCCCATGCATTATTAACGGCATTTCGAAAAGTCTCATTATGTTTGTATAGTTGAACTAGCGCTACCCCCACTAAGCTTAGAATTGCAATAACCGCACCAACCGGTCCTAACAATAAGGCAAATCCGGCTCTCAGTGCTGACAAAGCAGCCCGCAGCATTACCGCACCTTTTGATGTTCCCGACATCCATAGCATAAGTTGACCGAGAGTGATAATTGCACCGCCGATTGCGTTAATAACAATACCCGCTACCGTTGCTATAACTAAAAAAGCCGTAGTAAATGCTACTACCGAAGCAATCACCGTCTGCACAGGAGCTGGTAATTTCATAAACGCATTTGCTAAGGTTTCAACTACTCCAGCTACAGCCATTAATGCAGGAGCTAATGCATCAGTAAACGCACGTGCTGCAGCATCAAGAGAGGATTCCATTTTCGTCAGTGCTCCGGCCCATCCTTCAAGCATAGAGTCCGCAGCTTTTTTAGAAGCACCGTCCGATTTCACTAAGGATTGTGTTAAAGCTTCAATCTTTTCAGGTCCCGCTGCTACAAGTGCCATCATACCAGATACAGCTTCTGTCCCAAATATTGTTGCTAACGCCGCACCTTTTTGTGCACTTGTCATACCTTCCATTCCTGATTTCAACTCACCAATAATCTGAGACAATGGTTTCATATTACCTTGTTGATCCGTAATAGATACGCCAAGCCGTTTTAACTCATTTGCCGCTGCTTTTGGCGGCTTAACTAAACGTAGTAAAGATGCACGTAATGCTGTACCAGCGGTCTCCCCTTTAATACCGCTATTTGACATAATACCAACAGAAGCCGCTAATTCTTCCATCGATATGCCTAATTGAGCTGCTGGACCCGCCGCATATTTAAAAGCGTATTGCATATCCCCTACACCTGCAGCTGTTGCGTTTGCGGCTGTTGCTAGAACATCAGCAACATGTGTACTTTGACTTGCCTCCATACCAAATGAGTTTAAAGCTGACGTAATCGTATCAGCAACCATCCCCAGGTCTTCGCCTGACGCAGCCGCTGCACTCAACACACCAGGTAATGCGGACGTTGCTTGAGCCGAATCGAAACCTTTCGCACCCATTTCAGCGAAAGCCGCTGCTACCTGCCCTGTTGAATACACAGAATCCTTTGCCATATCAAGAATCGCTTTCTTTACTTGACCGTAGTCACCTGCAGTTAAAACTGCCGCTTTACGAGTCTGCGATTCAAATTCTCGTGACTTTTGAATCATACTCCCTAAAGCAAAAGCCGACGCTGCAGCTGCAGGACCAAATGCATTTTGCATTGTTTGCCCTGTTTGCTGTACACGTCGACCCATTTCAATTGCTTGATTACCTACTTCTTGAAATCTAGCACGCCACCCTGAATAATCAGGAGGCGGTGGTGCTGGTGGCGCTGGCGGTAATGGTGGAGGTGACGGCGGTTGCGGTGCTGGTGGGATAGGAGGTGGTCTACTAATCTGCTGAAAAAATGTATTCCATGCTTGTGTAGCTCTTCCAAGGTTACTTATTAAATTAGATATGTCTGCAATCACCTGAGTTTCTACCTTGTTCTGGCTCATTCACCTCACCTACCCTTCCTCTTCTTGTATTTGACTTCTAATCATTGATTCTATTTGATCAAAGAACGATTCGTTTCTTTGAATTTTTTCAACTACGTCTTTCCGTTCATTTGCTTGTTTTTCAATATCACGAACACTTTCTGGACGGGTATATATATCCGCTAATGACTTGATTTTGTCACTTTGAGCATTTCGATTAAACAAAGCTTGTACACTTGCAAACTCGTACTTATCAAGTAGTTGTTCCTTATATCCGTTCAACATAAGGTGATACTCCTTGAGACTAATACGCCAAGATTGCAAGGTGGTCATATTAAAAAAACGAAAACACTCACCTTGCAATTCATCAATATTTATGCGTACAGGTTCTCGAACGATTTCTGTTGTTCCGCTGTCATTGTCCCTAGAAGTTTCTTCACTGTCTTCTGGAAGAAAAAACTATTTAGCACAACTGCTTTGTTGTACTTTAGAATTTCATCAAGGTCTAGTTTTTCAGCATTAAACATATTTTCAATCTCTTTCTGTACAGCTTCATACGTGATTCCCTCATTTGTATGAATCAGTGCGTAATAAACCACATCCGTGAAATTAGTAATTCCGCCCTGCATGGTTTGAGAAACGAATTGCATCGGTCCACCGTTTTCATCTAATAATCTCAGTGCTTGTAAACAGAATTTCAGTCCTTGTTCTTTACCATTAATTACAAAACGCGTATACGATTTTTCAGCCATAATAATTACCTCCAATTTTTTGTTCAAAATAAAAAAGCGTTTATATGAACGCTTATTCAAATCTCAATTATTTATTTTCCAGGAATTCATCCACTGCTTTACCAAGCAAACTAATCATTGCTTCTCTCTTTTGCTTTGGTGTTGTATTATCTTGCATTTCATTAAAGATAGG